GTTGGGGTATCTGTTGGGGTATCTGTTGGGGTATCTGTTGGGGTATCTGTTGGGGTAACAGTTGGAGTATCTGTTGGGGTAACAGTTGGAGTATCTGTTGGTGTATCTGTTGGGGTATCTGTTGGGGTATCTGTTGGGGTAACAGTTGGAGTATCTGTTGGAGTATCTGTTGGAGTATCTGTTGGGGTAACAGTTGGAGTATCTGTTGGAGTATCTGTTGGGGTAACAGTTGGAGTATCTGTTGGGGTATCTGTTGGGGTAACAGTTGGAGTATCTGTTGGAGTAACAGTTGGAGTATCTGTTGGAGTAACAGTAGATGTTGCTGTTGGTGTTGGTATTGGAAGAGATTCTAATACAGAAACACGATCAAAAAGCTCTTGAAAGTTATCTGTTATCGTATTTCTTACGTCTAAAAGTCGATCTCCGTTATTAAAATTTCTTAATGCCATATAATCCTATTTATCTTGAACAGATTACTTATTAAAGCTATTCCGTCCAAATGAAATTATCATTCCAAATATTTAAATCATTCCAAAAATCAACAACAGGTGATGGTAATGGAATCGAAGATGGACTAAATCCAGCAATAATAGATCCTGTAGTATAATAATAAAAAGTAAAAAATTCGTTTTTTATCGTGGATAAATTTATGCTATTAGTGATATACACATCAGATGAATCTGATGAAATGTCATGTGTTGTTGTTATTCCTAAATTACAATTAAAATAATTGTTTATATCGTAATTATTTGTAAAAGTAACTCCATTTAATCCATTGATATATAAAGTAAATGTACTTATGTTTTCATCTATTATAAAATAATATTGTTTATATGGATCGACATCAACAATAAATCCATCATAATTTATATTAATGTAAGTAGGTGGTATATTTTCTACTAATCCTATGGATATACCAGATACACACGGTCTTACTTCTTGTGTGAATCCTCTCCAAGAACTGACTCTATACATAATAGAATCTCTTGTAAGAAGTCCATATCCAGCTTCATTTTCAACAATAACATCTAAATGATTTTCAGTATGAATTGGTTTTTTTTGTAATTCATAAAAAACTGCATCTGGAACATCAAACATTAATACATTTTCGTTTCTTACCTCAAAAAATGGTATAGATACTCCACAAAAAGGAGGATTGTACGGTGATAGTTTGGGATAATTTCCAAATGGATTGTAACACGCATAACTTAAACTATTAAATATGGTAACATCAGATGCACTTAAATATACATTTCTAATTTCATAAAAACTTTTTCCCGAAACTATAATTTTTTTTAATTGTTCCGATGAAATAGAAGGCAGCAAAACTGAAATTTTATAAGGAAATACATTCTGAGCACTTGGCTTGGCATAAATAAGAACTCTTGCGTCGGGTTGTTTCATGATTATAATTCGGGTAAATTGAAGAAATCACCAACCGGATTATCAGAAATAAAAAATTTCTCGTCTATTGTATATATTTTTTTAACAATCTGATCACTCTTCTTAAATAACCAACCTTTTATTGTAAATGACGTATCTGCTACTAGCCTATAATTCTGTGTAGGTCCAATATCCGTTGGATATGAGAGATTTATTTGACCATTCCACAAAACTTCTGTTCTTATTTCAAAATTTTTAGAAAATGGTAGTTTCCAAGAAATTACAATATAAGGATCACAATAAGGAATAAAATTTGTTAAAATTTGATCCATATCCGATTGAAATTTTGTAATAATACTCATATTAACACCTATATTAACAGCAACTGGTTGTGGTATGTTTTTAAGGTAATCGGATGAAATTGTTTCATCAAAAACAGGAATAAAAAAAGAATCTAGTTTATTTGTAGTTCTAGTATTGTCTCTACTCATCCCATTTATACTAACAGCAACTACAGGAACTGTTAATCCACCAGGTGCTGGTGTTTTTAAAGTATCAAATACTCTTTGTTTAGGAGCATATACAAAATTAACACCAAATCCACTGGTAGGTGGTGTTAATGTCTTTTTGTTATCATATCTTTTAATGATAATGTCATTAAAAGCAGAAACAAACTGCTCCATTAAAGTTTGTATTTCAAAATTAAAAGTGTAATTCTTCACTTTTAATATTTACATCATATGATACGTTCTAAAAAATGTTTAGGCAAAAATTGTTTACTAGAAAGTATAGAATTAACAGCATTTCCATCTAAAATATAGGTAACAGAGTGATCTTCAGTAGATCTAGTACATCTTCCACACATTTGTACTAGTGTATCCAACATCTTCATCATATAATAATTCTTATTCTTATCATATAACTTTTTAATGCGTTTAGAATTCAATGGTAAAAAGGGTGCTTTTAATATAATTTGAAATCTACCCAAATCGCCATCTAAACTAATTCCAGTATCTAAAGAAGGACTGACTAAAATAGTAGCATCCTTTCTTTCTTTATGTTCTTTAATTATTTCTTCGTTAGAATTTCCCAATTCTCGAAAAAGAAATCTATCATCATCACCTATTATCTTTTTCAATGCTTGTGTTATTTGATTTGTGTGAGTATGTATAATACCCTTTTCAGATTTATGTATGTTACAAATCTCAGTAGCGATATTTAAGATATTGGGAAGATCTTTATTGTTATTCTTATAAGAAAGACTATATTTTCTAGAAGATTTTATAGGTGATTTCTTAGAATCAAAAACAGAAGGAATATCAATATATCCATATTCAATCTCAGATATTCCTAGTGATTTTGTAAACTCTTTAACATTACTAATAGTAGCAGACATCATTAAAATCATATCAGCACCATCAAATATGTTCCTAGCAAGGGGTTTTATATCATAGGGAACAAGAGTAACTCTATCAGAATTCCTCTCTTCTACCAAATATTCACATTCTTCCCAATATCTAATGATGTCTTCAATAGAATTAACAATACCATTCAATTTACCCAATCTTTGAACTTCTTTTGTTCGTATCTTCTCAGAAATTTCTTCGCCTTTTTTAGATAATCTACTACGAAGTTTATCTAGTTCGTCTTTAAGCTTTAAATATACATCTTGCAACCAAATTCCAGCCTTAACAGAATCATCCGTAGTTAGTTTTTTGAAATCTATACCTTCTGCTGAAAGGTGAGCATAATTTATAGTGACTGAATATTGCCCAACTAATTCAGATTCTAAATTACTTGCTTCATCAAACACATAAACTTCTCTTCTCCTTAAGAATCCGGGAAGACTCATGAATGCTCTGTAATTCAATATAGGATCTATAGAAACAAATGCTTCATTTCTGCTTTTATAATATGGACATCTGTTAGCGGCAAAGCACTTTTCCTTTAATTTAGGAGAATGTAGACATGGTGCAAAATCTACAGACACATTAGGATCAACGTCACAATTATAATTACTCTTTCCTTTAACAACTAATGAGTCAGAAAATAATTGTTTATACTGATCTTGTAATGACTTAGTAACAGTTAAAATATAACTCCCAAACGAATCTCCGCTTAAAAAATCATCTTCATACTTGTACGAATTATCAGAATTCTTTTTGTATATAGAATATGATTGTATCAATTCAGATCTTGTATGATCAATTGGCGAAGAGGATCTAGCAACTGCTGCTGCTATGTGAGATTTTCCACTCCCAGTAGGGAGTGATGCTATTGCAAATTTTTTACCACTAGAAAAAATCTCAGATATTTTCTTTAATGCGATTTCTTGTGCTGGTCTTGCTATTGAATCTGAAGGGAATGTTTTTAAAAAATCAACTAATGGGATTGTTTTTTTCATTCTTAATCAAATCAAAATTAATAAGTTTACGCAGACATTTACAAGGGACGTGTGCTTGTGTTTGGGTATCTCTAGCAGTATATCCTCTTCCATAGCACTTAGAGCAGTTGTTAGATGGTTTTTTATTTAAAGGAAGTTGTCCAACGTCCATTAAGGGGAAATCATTTTCTAGAATTTCGTAAAAAGTACCAGAAAATACACTGAATATTAATAATTTATTTGAGGTTTGCATCAATAGTTAAAATAGTATTCCAAAATTTACTAGAACTTCTTTTAGAAGAATATAATTTCATATAATCTTCACAATCTGGATAGTGTTTTGCTAGTGTTTTAATTCTATAATCAAAATAAACCAAATCGTCTTCTTGGTGTAGTTCTACTTCAAATGGTATAGGTATTTCAATCCTTTCTGTCTTCTTTTTAGCAGTATCCATTATGAATGTCAAGTAGAAGTTTTTTTGATAAAACAGAACTAGCTTTCCTTGTTTATATACCTTTCCACTTAACTCTAAATTTATATGTTTTTGTAATAAAAACATACAACAATTTTCTAAAGGTGTTTTTGAAATATTCATTTTTGCATAAATGCTGCTTTTTGTGATGCTGTTAATTTTTTTATTACTTTATCAAAGTATTCCCAAAACTTTTCAACGGGTTTTGTTGGAATAGCTGAAACAACATAACAACTTTCTACTGAAACATTCCTCCAATCTTGAAATAAAATATCCCAAACAGTTAATAATCCCTTAGAGTCTGCATTGTATGTTGCACTTTTAACAGGTGGTTTAAAATTCAAAATTTCTTTTCCTAAAACTGAATTTAATAATTCAGCATCTAAAGTAGCTAACATTCTCCTACTTGAAGAGCCTCCTATAATTTTCACTCTTCGAGTGAATTTCAATTCGACAACATTATTCCTACATAAAGATTTTAAACCACTTAAAGAAAGTTTCACATCATTTTCATATATGATCTATTCTTTTGGTACACAAACACCAAAGATTCTAGATTCATTCAAGAAAACAATATTTTTAAGTCCATTTAAGTTGGAAACTTGTATTCCTTTATCATTAGGAAATACAATATAATCTTCTTCCTTTACTGTTTTACAATTAGGTCCAGCCAAAAGAACCTTTCCTACTCTCCATACATGATTTACAGCATGTATAGGAACCCACATGCTACCTCTTTTGACTAAATCGCCTTCTTCGTTAATGTCAGCATATTGTACCATTAGAATATCATCCAATACTCTGGATAATTTCCAACCATCAAGTTCAAATTCACTTCCTTTATAGTTGTCAATTTGAACTAATCCACCAATTCTATCTTCCATATCGGGTCGTTGTATCATATTATTTATTTAATAGTGCTTTGTATTTCTGCAAGTGTCTTTTCATACATTTCTATCTCTCTAGAGGAGATTTCTAATACTCTTGCAAAATTTAAATGTTCGTCAGTTTCCTTTTTTTCTTGTGATTTCTTTATGTATGAATATTTTTTGAACATTTTTGGTAAAACATTTCTATAAAATCTAGATAGAAATGTTTTATTTGAAGAAATGTCTGAAACCTTAATCCATCTATTAGTAGTTTGATTAACTATTTGTGCTATTACCGGATCAACCATAGACAACCAACGATTGGTAATATACGAATATGGAATATTTTCATCACAAGACGGTTCCTTTCCTTTTTTCTTTAAAATCCAATCCAAATACACAAAAAGATTGTCATTATATGGTTTTTTTGTCATTTACAATATTTTTTCTTAAATTTAACATTACTATCATGCCAATTAGTGCTATTCATGCTA